CTACGATATCAAAGTCATAACCAACCATAACATCTCTAAAAGCTTGCGCATACTCGTCACCAAATACAAATGCTAATCACTCAACTAAAATGTTGATGGGAAAAGTATCTGTAAAGGCCTCGAGGTCGAAGCAATAGAAGGTGTTATGTTTACCAGAAAAGGTAGTTGATATATACTTCAAGTCTTTCGACTGATCATAAGTTTGATCATTCGGAATACTACGCAGTATACTACTAGCCAAATCGTGAAGTGGTTTTAGAGCAGTTTGACTTAAGTAATCCAATATTGCGATTACCCTGACTTTCTGTTCAGGACCACCAAATCGAGTATTTTTCCTTATAGACTGATTGTTCGACAAAAGTTTTAGTTGTTGAGCATTAAGTAAATTTGAAATAAATTCTTGGTATTCTTCTTGATTTTCTTTTATTACAACCATCTTTTCTGCCAACAAAGGGCCGCCAAGCGTACAAATAGATTTAAATAAACTATTAGGGATGTTTTTAATATCTCAATAGCAACTTAAATGTGTTATAACACCTGAGGGTCCTTGTTTATCAGAAATATGGAATTCCTTAAATAATGGTTTTTCTAATCTCTTTTTATTGCGACGTAGTAAATAATGAATATTACCCGTAAACAATTGAAAGGAAGAAGGCTCGCGTGTCGGTAAAGGAACTGGTACATTTAAATAAACAGTACTCAGACCTTCATCAGCACCAAAGTTTTCTTTGATTAGTAATCTACTTGCACTAAGGATTGATAGAATATAACGAAATATTTTATTTGTCATATTAATATCATACCTATGTGCATGTATCGATTTAGAAAGCATTTTGAAGTAATTAGGTAGTCCTAATCTGTCCAATTTAATATGTTTATGTTTATTTTTTAAACAGTTTAAATAATTATAAAGACAGATACGAGACTCTTTAATTACTTTAATCAGCAAACCAGGACCTTTATGTTTGTGTATATGATCAAAATGATCAAACAGACAATACATATCCTGTGTTAAATCCTCATGAATATTTAAAGTAGATATGAGCTCTCTATTAAAACAGAGAAACTCGCTGGAGCTAAACAACGGAAGACACAATTGTTTTAGTGTTCTCTGTGGTTTAGATCCAGATTTATTTTTGTTCTTTTTGTTTCAACCGACATATTTCTTAGTAAATCTCTTTCGAGATTTACTCGTTGGTGAAGACAAGTTGGGAGTAGACCCTACTCTCGAGGGGATTGCTGCTGCTACAGCCCTACTAATCCTGTTTATCAGGAACGTTTACCGAATCAGGACTATTAAGTACCTTTACAGGTTTAATAGCAATAGACTTAATTAAAAGTTTATTAAGACTTACAGCACGCTTGTTTAATTCTTCGATAGATTTAAAAACCTTTTCGAAAGACAAGCTACTTGAAAGTCTTTTCTGACTCACAGTCGATTTGCATGCTAGTAAAGCCTTTACGGCCTCATCTAGATTGTTATTCAACTGCTTTATTTCAACTTTAGTAAGAATCTTGGATTTCTCCTTGATAACTACTTCCGTTGTGAATAAACGTGTAGGTGTTGCACATGTTAAACTTTTATTTAATTTTACTAGCATTTTATTTCGTTAGTGAATATAGATAAATATCGAATTAATATCAGATTATCCTTACCTTATAAATCAGGCTCAAAATATGGGCTTACAATATAAAGCTAGTAAGATATCAGATAATGAACTTAAGGAAGTAATAACCCAATAAAAACTTGCTGGTAGGTCACGATAAAGGCCTAGGTTGAAAAACCATAAT